ACAGTACAATTACCAGACGTCGGTTGATAAATTAATATGTCTTAAATGTAGTATTTATAAATACAAATTATCCACTGATATTCATTTAATCTAGAAACTATAAATCTATTATACATTGAACCTATATATGCTGAAATAAATTCTGGATTATATGATTCGTCATCCATAGTTTTTTTACCATCAATAACTATTATAACTCCAATTTCGGAAAAATAAAGGCATTCTCGAACAATTGTGTCCAACCAGTCATACTGATGATCGCCGTATAAGTTTCTATCTAGAATTCCATCTATTATAGACCAATCGCATCTTCTATTTGAATTTTTGATTGAATCAATAAAATCTTGCATAGTGATTTGATCGAAATCAAGATTATTGATTTTTTCTTTACAATCTTTTATCACGGATTCGGAAGAATCTATTCCAAGATAATTCATTTTATTATTGGAAATGAATTTAACGAATGATTTATTTCTTGAGCCACAACCGAAATGAATAATATTTTGATTGATTTCTACACCAAATGATATAATACTTTTATTTATTATTTCATTTCTTGTATCTATTTGATCTTTACTCGGTGGTAAAAATGATTCCCTATCAATTTTTTTCATGTATTATCTCCAATTATTTTTATTAATATACGAATATTATCACACAAAACAAAAGGTGACATTAGTCACCTTTTTTCTTTCCATCCAACCTATTTATAAGATATGGAATTACAGAATCAATACATAGAGTTGGCCATATCGAGTCTAGTAACGTTACTGGGCGTATTCCTTTCGTGGTTCCTCAAATACAAATGGGGTGAATACAGACAGAAAAAAATCACCCGTGAGATTTCCCAATCAAAATTAGTTCAAACAATCTTAGAACAACAACTCGAAGAATACGGTTGTCAACGTGCCTTTATCCTCCAACGTCATAACGGTGGAAAGTACGGTTCAGGTCGTTCAATGAACAAACTCTCAACTACCTTTGAAGCACTTGAAGACGGTGTAAGTACCGAGTTCAAAGAATATCAAAATCTACCAATGTCATTATATTCTGGACTTATAAACTCTGTTAGCGAAAACAAAGCTATTTACCCATCAGTTGAAGAAATAGATGATCTTCTTACAAAAGCATTCTTCGTTCAACGCGGTTCTAAATCGGCAGTTGTTTATCCAATAGAAAAAGGAACAGAACTAATAGCAATGATTGGTTTTGAATGGACACACAAGCAAAAGAATATGGACACAATTATTGCAGACATGACGAGAGACGGTAAAGTAATAGGAGAAACCCTTTCCAAATTATTGTAGGAGAGATTATGAGTAAGCGCGAAGAAATGGAAATTGATTTTGACAATGTGGAAGTAGAAGGTATAGAGGTTAGCGGTATTAAAAAAGGTAGGAAGAACATAAAGAACAAGATTCAGTTTAATATGTCTTTGAATGCAGAACAAAAAGAAACAAAGGCAAGAATATTACAAGATACGATTTCCGTTCTTATTGGTAAAGCTGGTTCTGGTAAAACCTTACTTGCAACACAAATTGCTTTGGAAGCTCTTTTTTATCGTGAAGTTGACCGAGTTATAATTACAAGACCAACGGTATCAAACGAAGATATTGGTTTCTTACCGGGTTCGATGAAAGAGAAAATGGATCCATGGCTTTCTCCAATCCAAGCTAACATGATTATGTTAACAAACAAAGCAAAGATCGAAAAGCTAATGTCAGAGGACACAATTGAGATTTCACCGATTTCATTCCTTAGAGGTAGAACATTTGTTAACGCATTTGTAATCGTGGATGAATCACAGAACGTAACAAAGACACAGATGGAGATGATCCTTTCTCGTCTTGGTATGAACTCGAAGATGATTTTAACAGGTGATTCTTCACAAACAGACTTAAAAAACAAGAAAGACTCTGGTCTTCCATATTTATTAGATATGGCTGATACTATCAATGGTCTGGGTGTGTATGAATTGAAAACCAATCACCGTCATCCGATTGTTGAAGACATCCTAAAACACTTTGATGATATTAAGTAAGAGAAGTAAATGGTAGAAATTCCAATATGGCCCGGTTCTTCAAGTTTTACAACAGGTAGTACACCGTTCGGATTTTTCGATGCTGAAGCACAATTTCAAGTTGATGCTGACAACGTTGCTGACTGGTGTGCAAAAAGACTTGGTTATCCACTTGTAGATGTAGAATTACAAGCGGCAAACTTTTATACTTGTTTTGAAGAAGCGATCTCGGAATACTCGAACCACGTGAACCAATTCAATATTCAACAGAATATGTTGAGCATTATGGGTACACCAACTTCAAATAACTTGACACACCAAAACATATCAACAAATATGGGCGGTATGATTCAGTTAGCAACAGAATACGGTACAGAGACTTTTACCAACGGTAATGTGAACTTCTATTCTGCTTCAATTGCGATACAAACAGATAGACAGATATACGATCTAAATCAACTCATTCGTGACGTAAAAGTTCCAACTGGTTCGATTGAAATCAAGAAGGTTCACCACTATTCACCTCCTGCATCTACTCGTTTCTATGACCCATACTTGGGTAATCAGGCGATGTTAGATACGTTCGGTTTCGGTGCATATTCAACAGGTGTATCGTTCATGTTGATGCCTATGTATGCTGACTTACTTCGTATTCAGGCAATTGAATTCAATGATTTGATGAGAAAGTCATCATACGGATTTGAACTCATAAACAACAAACTTCGTATTCATCCGATCCCTGTAAAGGACTTTACACTTTGGATTGAGTACATTGTAAAAGAAGAACGTGCCAATCCACTTAAATATCAAACCGCAAGTGGATCTGTATCAGATATGTCTAATGCACCATACAACCGAATGGAGTATGGTAAGATAAACTCAGTTGGTCGTCAATGGATATTCCGATACACACTTGCACTTGTAAAAGAGATGTTGGGATATATCCGTGGTAAGTATGGAACTATTCCAATTCCAAACGGAGAAACTACTCTAAATGCTGCTGATCTTCTTTCAGCTGCATCAACTGAGAAGCAAGCCCTTATTGATGAGTTAAGAACGATGTTAGATACAATGACACGTTCTAAACTTCTTGAAGCAAAACGTGCGGAAACAGAACACTTAAATGTTGCTCTTAACGGAACTCCTTTAAAGATTTACATAGGATAAACCAATGCCATTATTTCATGGACAAAGAGATGCATCATTGGTACACAAGTTCAATGTAGAACTTATTCAGGATATTATAGATACCGAAGTTGCTTTGTATAAACTTTCATTGGATAATACAAAGACAAACATCTATGATGAATCTGATAAGAAGGTATATCATTCGCCAATAAAGATACCGTCACTTATAAATCGTCAACCACAGACATACGAAGGAAACGAGTTTGGTCAAGACTATACTCAGGTTTGTGATTTTGGATTTATACGAGAAATTCTAAAAGACGTAGAAACATATGTTGAAGTCGGCGACGTTATAGAATACAATGGGGAATATTGGGAAGTTGATGCCATCCAAGAAAATCAATATTTTGGTGGTAAGAATCCAGATTATTCTTTTGCAACAGAACGTTGGGGTCACAATGTTTCTATCATCGCAAATACACACTTGACAAGACGTTCTCGTATTCACGTTGAAGAAGTTCGTTCTGCCCCAAGACTTAATGAAAACAATGATTTACCGAGTAACATCTAATGCCTAAGAACTCATCACCATACCGCAAGTCTCCTATTAAAAGAACTCGTGATTCTTATACCGATGATAGAAACTCGGTAGAGAATCCACGGATAGACTTAGGTAAAGGTCGTCATACTCAAATAAGAAGAGACCAAGATAAGGTAAAAAATCTTGGTGTTACTCTTTATGATATTGATTTTGCTGTTAAGTCTTTCATAGATCAAACAATGCAATTAAGAATAGAAGACAATAATGAGTCTGTGATCGTCCCAACAATTTATGCGAATGCGGAAAAATGGGCATCCATACAACGAAACGGGTATCTAAAAGATAAGAAGGGTAAAACACTTGCCCCACTCATTACGTTTAGACGATCAAGTGTTACAATGAAAAATGAGTTGAAGAGAAATAAGGTTGCCAACACGAATCAAATTTCGTATATTATGCAACAGAAATATGATAAGTTAACACCATATGATAAGTTTAGTTCACAGTATGGTATAAAGAAAAGACAAGAGTACTTTGTTACTCCGATACCAGATTATGTAGACGTTACATATGACTTCATTCTTTGGTGTGAGTATCAAAACCAATTGAACTTCTTGATTGAACAATTTGTTTATTACACTGGACAATCATTTGGTGAAAAGAACTTCTTTAAGTTTGCTACGAATCTTGATTCATTGACAATGGAAGACACAAATACAACAGGACAAGATCGTCTTGTGAGAGCAAGTTTCCAGATAGTTGTACATGGTTATCTTCTTCCAAAAGAAGTTGCAGGTGAAGCAACAACAAAACGAGTGGTTACACCAAATCGTATTGTTTTTGACACAGAAACATCGAGAGATATTGAAGGTGCGTTCAAAGAAAATCAAAAGATATACAACGATAATCCGTTTAGATCTTTGAATTACAATGATAAAGAAGCAAGAGAAGATTTAATAAGAAGATTACGAGACGACCCTTAATAGATTCTCGGAAAATAAAATCATATTTATAGTTATAGTGTTTTACTAACAAGAGGTTTTTATGTCAGAACAAATAGGAAAAGAGTTTGAAGCAGAAGATATTGAAGCTGTAAAAGGTTTACAATCAGACTATGCAACAAACACTGCTCAATTAGGTCAGGTAGAGATTGAACTCTACGCTTTAAATAAACGTCTAAAACAAATGGAAGAGTTGCGGATCAGTTTATTTCAAACATATGACCAACTACAATCAAAAGAAGAAGAACTCGTCCAAAAACTCAACGAAAAGTATGGGGACGGTGTTCTTGACTTAGATTCTGGAAGATTTATTCCGTCTGGCTCATAATTTGGATTTTTTAATCCATATTTATAGCAGAGACAACTATATACTTAATTTTTTTGGAGATAAATAGTGGCTAATGAAAGAATTGTAAGTCCTGGCGTATTTACGATTGAGAAAGACCTTTCGTTCCTACCACAAGGAGTTGGTCAGATTGGTGCAGCACTCATCGGTCCAACATTGAAGGGACCGGCGTTCGTACCAACGATCGTTGAAGGATATTCTGATTTCGTAACAAAGTTCGGTGGATCATATGAGCAATCATATCTTCCTTTCACCGCTAAGAGCTATCTAACGAATGCTGGTAGTGCAACTATCGTTCGTGTTCTTGGTTCAGGTGGTTATTCACTCAAACACCCTCTCGCCATCGTTGCAACTGGTAGCTTTGGTAAGAGACTAATTTCTGTACTTCACCCAACATTCGTTGTAACAAGTACAGATTCAACATCATTGTTTGCTAGCTCATCGTTAGCATCGAATACAAGTGGTTCATTTGTTCTTACAGTTTCTGGTGGATTTACAACAGATACATCTGCA